TTGACAACACCTGCGAATCAGTTCATAAGGGTGACAGTAGAAACAAGGAGAAGAAAATGTTTATACCTAAAAGCAGAGTACTAGAAGCACTACAAAAGATTGGATACGACACAATGTTCCATGTAACATTCCAGAAATCTGACGGTACATTCCGTACAATGTGTGCGACAATGCCGACACCAGACAAACCACAGTTCGAACTTAAAGACAATATGCCTGTGGTCGATCTAGACAAGGACGCATGGCGTTCATTTAACCTGTCACGAGTGACAATGATCACTACAACAGATAACGATAAGCATTTGAGAATAAAGGGTTTATCATGATTGGACTAGAGTGCCTAGCGGTTGCGATCTTCTTCGAGGGTCGTGACCAACCTCTGATGGGGCAGTACGCTATCGCAGAGGTCGTAATGAACAGGGTCGAGGATCAGCGTTGGCCTAACACAATCTGTGATGTTGTTTTCCAAGATCGACAGTTCTCGTTCACCCACGATGGGAAATCAGACAAGATCGAAAGCTACACCTTAGATAACCCGATTGAGTGGAGAGCCGCTGTAACGGCTCGTGCAGTGGCCTTACATGTTTATGATGGTTGGGATACTATCATGCCCTCTACCCACTACCACAGCCTCTCTGTGAAGCCCTCGTGGAGAAAACACTATACATATGATGGAAGGATTGGTGATCATGTATTCTACACTGCACCAGTTGGCAAGTAAGCCAAAAGTAAACTTTACAATTAACGGAACTGTGATATGTACACACAGGATGACTCGTAAAGAAATAGACAAAGTCATCAAAGCAATGGAACGCAAGGGATACAAGTTGGAGGTAACCTACGATGGAAAAACTGGATAATCATAACCTAGATTTCTTTTTACAGGAATTAGGGGTTTTGCCTGTCAAAACTGAACTAGAGGAACTGGCAGACCTAACCACCTGCCTTTTGGATGACCGCAGAACCTGCATGGACAAGGGGTACTATCGTGACCCCCACGATGAAAATGGAGAGTTGCTGTTTTAATCTATGGGCGCACAGGGTATAACTTTAAATCTCTTGGAACGGATACTGTGCTTTGCAGCCCTGTGCGTCTTTACATCAGAACTTGGAATATCAAGATGAAAAAGGAAAAATCACGACCTAATCCAATGGCAAAAGATTTAAGGCAACCTAAATACAGAATGAGGGTTGTAGAACCAAAAAAGAAAACTATATATCGTAAACGCAAGCATAAAGGAGCAAGCGATGAAAGTAACGGACGTTAAATCACTAGACAGTGAAACCTCACTGATATTCTGGGATGATGATACAATCACAGTTGTCAATGTTATGAGAGGTCATTTCAACTTCACTAAAGAGCAGGGTAAGCAATTTGCTAAACTGTATCAAGAGACACTAGAAGAGGTGCAGAATGATTGAAGTAACGCTTATAAATTACATGGGTGATGATTTATCTGTTGTGAATGCTGCACGAGTTAGCTTTGGTAAGAAGTCAGATTACATGCCAAGGGTGCATATGGGTGAGCCAAAGGTGTTACAACACAAGGATGATAAGCTAATAAAGTTTCTCGCCAGAGAGGAACACACAAGCCCCTTCAATCACACCTTTGCCACCTTCCATGTCAAAGCACCAATCTATGTTGCTAGGCAATTACAGAAACACTCTTACATGCCTTGGAACGAGATTTCGAGGCGGTATGTAAAAACTGAACCTGAGTTCTATGAACCTGTCTGGCGATCAGTAGCCGAAGATAAGAAACAGGGGAGCGGTGGAAATATGGAACATCAGGAAGCCCCCAACGTAATAAATCTTCGAAACTACAAAGAAGCAGTAAAAGATTATTTCCGACTGTTAGAGATTGGCGTTTGTGAAGAACAAGCACGACAGGTTCTACCGCAATCACTCATGACGGAATGGTATTGGTCAGGCACTATGTTTGCCTTTGCCAGAATGTGTAACCTACGCTGCAAGCCTGACGCACAAGCTGAGACACGAATAGTAGCTAGTCGCATTGATAGGGTAATGGCGAATATATACCCTGTATCATGGAAGGCCCTGAGAAAATGAAATGGGTTTTAGTTATAGTTTGGGTGGTAGGGGGATCGCCAAATGTAGTAAGTGTTGAGCAGTATGAATCTATGTATGATTGCTTCTATGGGTTCGAGCAGTACGAAGATAAACTAATCCAAGAAGAAATGCAGCTAGTGTGTATAAGGGAAATTGAACATGAATGATAAAGACATAGTGAAAATGTGCCAGAGACTAGCGAGAAAATACAACGACCCACAGGAGTTTAATGACCTAGTGTCTGAGGCAACGATCAAATGCCTAGAGTTAATCAGGTCAGGTGTAACTAATCCCAGAGTGTTGTACAAATCAGCCGCAGTGGAAATGAACGAGTACTACAACATCCGTAGGCAGACAGTTTATGTACCAGTGCAAGGCAAGGCCAAAGCCCTCACGATGGAAAATGAGTCCGACAAGTGGACGGACGTTGCAATGCACAATGCCTTGCGTACTGACCTTGTCGAACTAGATGAAAATACAGCTACCACCCCTTCAGCGGAAATGGAGTATGAGAAAAAAGAGTGGCTGCGATATATCAAAATGAAAGCATACGATGTGTTGGATAGGGTGGAGTGGAAAATAATTTCTATGCGGTATTTCGACAACATGACACAAGATGAAGTGGCAAAGCAGTTATCTCAGCACCAAGTATGGGTTCACCGTAAAGAAAAGGCTGCACTTGAAAAAATCCGTAACAATTTGTGATGTATAAAAATCTATAGAAGGTACATATACATTAGTGTCCCTAACGTAAGTACAAAACTTAAGTTTTATAATATTAATTTATTATTATACTTAAGTACAAACGTAAGTAGGTAAGAATGAGTGATATAAACCACCAACAATGCCCACACTGTAATCACAAGGGTTGTTACAGCTACAATGAAGAGAAGAACGTCTATAACTGTTTCTCTTGTGGTGCTAAAGGTATTTTGCATAAGGATTATGATATGAATGTTGCATACCTGAAGAAGGAAACCCCCTCTGATGGAAATTATGTGTCGATGCGTGGCATCAGCGAAGGTACGATGAAAGATTTCAACGTGCTTACTTTCTCTGACCGCCAAGAGTATGTATACCCTTCTGGGGGAATTAAGGTTCGTCGTCTAGAAGACAAAGCGTTCTACACCAAAGATGGGTTTCGTGGTGATGAATTGTTTGGTATGAACTTCTTTACTGCTGGTTGCTCTAAGACGGTAACCGTCACTGAGGGCGAACTAGACGCTCTCTCAGTAGCGCAAATGCTCAAGAGCAGTTACATCAACCCTGTTGTCTCTTTGCCCTCTGCAACGCCCTCTAAGAAGCTCTGGGAGAACTGTGCGGATTGGCTAAACAGTTTTGAACGTATTGTGTTGTCTGTTGACAATGATGAAGCAGGAAACGCTGTAGCGGATCGCATGGCACGTTTATTCCCTAACAAGGTTTATCGTGTACCACATGACAAATACAAAGACGCTAATGATTTCCTACAGGCAGGGGCTACACAGGAATTTAAGTCTGCGTGGTTCAAACCACAGAAGCACACGCCAGAGAATGTTATCAATACATCTGAGCAATTCTTGTCGTTGTACCATGACACACCAGAACACCAGTATGTTCCAACAGGCATCCAAGCCTTAGACGATAAAATCCTTGGTCTGATGCAAGGACACTTCACAGTGATCAAAGCCCCCACAGGAATTGGTAAGACTGAGGTGATGCGTTACCTTGAATACAATATGCTGCAGCGTGGTATCCCGATTGCCACATGGCATTTGGAAGAGACAAAGCTACGCTCTCTTCTTGGCCTTGTGTCTTATCATGTTGGCGACAATCTTACTCGTCGTGATCTGATAGAAGAGAAGGATGCAGAGGAATTAGTCGTAGAGGCTATCAAGGGAATTACGAAGGACGAGAACCTGTATCAGTTCTACCTTAGTGATGGTCAGGGTGCTGACGAACTCTGTGATCAAATTCGTTTCTTTAGTCAGGCTTGTGACTGTAAGTTTGTATTCTTTGAGCCGATACAGGATGTGGTTGCAGGTACATCAGAGGAAAGCAAAGAAGCTATGCTTGCTGATCTATCTATCAGGTTATCTAAGTTGGCTGCAGAACTAAACGTAGGTATCGTGACAATCGCACACACCAACGAGAATGGTGATCCAAAGTATTGTAAGATGATTGGTCAACGTGCATCAGTGATCCTTGATCTATCTCGTGACAAAGAAGCAGACGATCCAGAGGAACGTAATACAACGTACATCAGTGTACAAAAAAACCGCCCCTGCAGTGAAGAAGGTAGAGGCGGCAAAATGAGATTTAGCAGTGACAGCTTTACGCTACGAGAGGTATTATGAGTATATTCGATATAGAAACAGACGGACTAGATAGCACAAAGATTCATGTGTTGTCTTGGTTAGGTGAAGACAAAGAGGTACACCACACGCACGACTATGAGGCTATGCGTATCTTCTTCACTGAGGCAAAAGTTTTGATTGGTCATAACATTATTCGCTTTGACATCCCTGCAGTGGAAAAAGTGCTAGGGATTAAGGTAAAAGCACGATTGATCGACACACTACCTTTGGCATGGTATCTAGACTTCTATCGTCCTAGTCATGGCCTTGCTAGTTATGGTGAAGAGTTTGGCGTACCAAAGCCAAAGATTGACGATTGGGAAAACCTATCACCAGAGGAATATGCACATCGTTGTAATGAGGATGTTCGTATCAACACAGTGTTGTTTAATCGTCTAAATTACAAGCTGGATAAACTCTATCCTGATCATCAAGACAAAAGTCGCTTTATTGATTACCTGATGTTCAAGATGCAGTGTGCAGCAGAACAAGAAGCCCTACGGTGGAAATTAGATGTAGACAAGGCAAGAACCCACCTAGAGGAATGGGAAGGGTTAAAGAATGAAAAGATGGAAGCCTTGGCTAATGCAATGCCAAAACGTGTATTATTTACTACCAAGACACAACCAAAGAACATGTACAAGAAAGATGGTAGTCTATCTGCACATGGGGAAAAATGGGTACAGCTTTGTGAACAGTCGAAGCAACCAGTTTCTACACAGAGTATGGTCGTCAAAACAGGAGAAGAGCTTGCAAATCCTAACAGTATGGTACAGGTCAAAGATTGGCTCGACTCTTTGGGGTGGAAGCCTCGAACCTTCAAATATGTAAGGGAAGACGATGGAAGTGAACGCAAGATAGAACAGGTTAGGAAAGATGGAGAACTATGTCCCTCAGTTAAAGAGCTTGAAAAGATTGAACCTAGTATTCGCCTTCTTGATGGTTTGTCAGTTCTTACTCATAGGATTGGGATACTTAAATCAATGTTGGAGTCAGAGAGAGATGGATACGTCCAAGCGACTATCGCAGGTTTTACAAATACACTACGGTTTCGACACGCCAAACCGCTTGTCAATCTGCCCTCTGTTGATCGACCATACGGTAAAGAAATTAGAGGCTGTCTTGTAGCCCCAGAAGGTTATACACTGTGTGGTGCTGATATGACCTCACTAGAGGACACAACAAAGCGTCACTACATGAAACCTCTTGATCCAGAGTATGTAGAGGAAATGAGTAAGGA